TAGATAATAACGACGATGGATTAGTAAGCTCAGATCCATACGTTGCTTTCTACTATCCATGGGGATACACAAGTGATAATTTAGGTAACAACATTGTTGTTCCTCCAAGTCACATGATGCTACGTACTATTGCGTTGAGCGATAATGTCAGCTATCCATGGTTTGCACCAGCAGGTACACGTCGCGGCGGAATTACTAATGCAAGTGCTGTAGGATATGTCGATGCCGAAACTGGAGAATTCCAATCAGTAGCATTAAACAGTGGACAACGTGATACACTAGCCGCAATCCATGTAAATCCAATTACATTTATTAGTGGCAGTGGACTAGTTGCTTATGGGCAGTACACACGACAGTTGGCCGCAAGCAGTTTAGATCGTATTAACGTAGCACGTTTAGTTGTTTACTTACGTAGACAGTTTAGTCAGTTGGCTAAACCGTATGTGTTTGAACCTAATGATACAATTACACGAAACGAAATCAAACAAGCCGCAGAAAGCCTATTGCTAGAACTAGTAGGTCAACGTGCTATCTATGACTACTTGGTAGTTTGCGATACAACTAATAATACACCAGCTCGTATCGATCGTAGCGAACTGTATCTTGACGTAGCGATTGAACCAGTAAAAGCGGCAGAATTTATTTACATTCCATTGAGACTTGAGAATACTGGCGCTATCAAAGGTCTTGGACAATAACGGAGAAAACACATGGCAATCGCATCATTAGCTAATTTTACAGTACCATTAGCATCGGACCAAAGCGCAACATCGCAAGGCATGTTGATGCCAAAACTCAAATACAGATTTCGTCTGTCATTTGAAAACTTTGGCGTTAGTACACCTACAACCGAATTAACTAAACAAGTTATTTCAGCGGCTCGCCCAAATGTACAGTTTGAAGATCAAACTATCCACATTTATAACAGCCAAATTCATTATGCCGGCAAACCAAAGTGGCAAACAATTGCAGTTAAACTACGTGACGACAGCACTGGTGCTGTTAGTAAACTAGTTGGTGAGCAAATGCAGAAACAGTTTGACTTCTATGAGCAGTCAAGTGCGGCTAGTGGCTTAGACTATAAGTTTACATTACGTATTGAAATGCTTGACGGCGGAAATGGCGGTAGCACAGTTAACGTTCTTGAAACATGGGAATGTTATGGTTGCTATGTTAATCAAATCAATTACGAAGCACTAGATTACAGCCAAAACGGCCCTGCAGAAATATCATTAACTATCACAGTAGATAATTGTATTCAAACTCCAAGCGGTTCAGGCGTTGGATCTGCTACAAGTATTAGACCAACAGTAGGCGGCACGCTAGCAACTGGCGGCGGTCAATAAGTAAAAACCCGCTAAGGCGGGTTTTTTAATGGCTAAATATTTGTATGGCCAATCAAAACAATAAACTTCTTGCAAATAATTCAAGCACTGCCACCGTGCGTGACTGGCAACATGCCGCCCGTATGTTCACGGACAGTAATCAGATATACGGACCTAAGCAAAAGTTCCTATTTCATGTTGCATTTCATATCAATAAAAGTGCATTAAAAAACATATCTATTGGCACAACATACAGTACCCAAATTAATATGCTGGTTAAAAGCATTAGTTTGCCTAAATTTTCAATTAGTTCGGAAACTGCTAATCAGTATAATCGAAAAAAGAATATACAAAGTAAAATCAGTTACGATTCTATCAATTTAAAATTTCATGATGATAATTTAGGACTTATTAGTCAGCTGTGGCAAAATTATTACAATTACTACTATGCAGATCCAATAAGTGCTGGTATTCCTGGAGCATTTAATCGCACTGCCAACAAAAAATTTAATTACATTAGAAGCAACTATGGTTTAGACAACGGATCTACAGCACCATTTTTTGATTACATTACAATATATCAGCTGGCTCAAGGTCAGTATACTAGTTATAAATTAATCAATCCTATTTTTACCAGTTGGAATCACAATGGATTAGATTATGCCGGCGGACAAAGTCCCCATGATAACGATGCTACCATAGCGTACGAAGCTGTAGAATATGGCAATGGAAAAATTGAACCAGGTACACCTGAAGGGTTTGCATTACAAAACTATGATTTAACACCAAGTCCGTTAACTCATGCAACACAAACAAATGCCACATTGGCAGATGTCAGCACTACTCCTAGTTTAAACGACATTAATACCATTCCAAATAATAAAAATAGTATTATTAATAATGCTGTTAAGACAGTTAATACGTATACTAATAGTAAAACACCTGTAACTAATACAAATACTATCTACAACGCGGCGCAAACACAAACTACTAAAAATAATAATCTTAATATTACATTTCCCACAAATAATACTACTGCTAGCGGAAATACAACAACTCCATCTAAGATAGGTGCTAAATGAACGGATCAAATTTACCAACAATAACAGCTACAGATAGTACAGAAGTAGTTAAGCAATTCTTTGACAAATTCTATCTTCGACCTGTCAGTTTCCCGGCCGCACAGATTGATGCTGTTGTAGCATTTTTTATGAAGCGCGAATTTGATGTGGACAGCGCACGAAGCACAGCTATTGTACTATTGAACCAAGCACGTATTGACAACGTAGATGTGTTCCAGGTACTGGACACTATGAAAAGTTTAACTGATGCACAAATGAGCCAAGTTGTGGCACAGATTTTAAATTCATACAGAGAAAATACCAGTTTGCTAGGCTATAGAATTGCCAACACAGAAAATCCATTTGAAGCTCGTAACATACTAATATGAGTTTAAATTTTGCCAAAGGCAAGTTTGCCATGAGCCAGCCTGAAAAGTATGTGGGACTCAAAAGCCCTACATATCGCAGTAGCTGGGAATGGAGTTTTATGAAGTTTTGCGATACTAACCCTAGTGTGCAAAAATGGGCCAGTGAGGCTATTAGAATTCCTTATAGAGATCCGCTTACTGGCAAACAAACGGTTTATGTCCCAGATTTTTTTATACAATATGTGGATAAAAAAGGTACTATGATAGTGGAACTTATAGAAGTTAAACCTGCAAGTCAGATGATTTTAGAGCGTGTAGGTAAAAACAAGTATAATCAAGCACAGTTTGTTAAGAATCAAGCCAAATGGGCCGCGGCCACTATATGGTGCAAACAGCAAGGTATTAAGTTTCGTGTGTTGAATGAAAATGATTTATTCCACCAGGGCAACGCATAAGTAATATTATGACAAAAAGACTTGAAGAAATATTAAACCTACCGGAAAGCAAGAAGCTGGTAAAAGCTGAAGAGCAACGTATCGCGCCAGTAGATCCAGAGCCGTTTCTACGTAGCATGGAAGAATTTGATAAAATCTCTGCTAGTTTACCCCAAGTTAAAGGACTAGGAGATGCGGCTGATGCTGAATTTGACGCACTGGCTCAACGTGCTACAGATGCTTATGATGATTTAATGGACTTGGGTATGAATGTGGAAGCACGTTACAGCGGTCGCATCTTTGAAGTAGCTGGCGGGATGCTTAAAAATGCTATCGATGCTAAGGCCGCAAAAATAGACAAAAAACTTAAAATGATCGAGTTACAGCTTAAAAAAGCTAAACTTGACCAAGATGCTTCGGGTAATGATGACGGTATTAGCCTACAAGGCGACGGAGTTATTATAACTGACCGTAATTCTTTGATTGAAAAATTAAAGAAAATGAAATAAATACATGATGGGAACCACTATGAAATCATTTAAAGAATACTTAACAGAAAGCAAGAAGATCTACGAATTTAAGATCAAAATTGCCGGCGATTTGCCACCAGGATTTGAAAAAGATGTTAAACTTGGATTAGACAAGTTTGATGTACAAAGCATTAGTAAGCCTAAACGCACACCTATCCAGGAAAGTCCAATCGATTTCCCCAATGTTAAATTCAGCGAAGTATCTGTATTTGATGTGGCATTAAATTATCCAACAACCAGCCAAGTGGTTAAAGAAGCACTTGCACAGGCCATACGTGTTTCAGAAAGCAAAATATTAGTTCGCACACTGGGCGAAGAGTCTGAAGCTGTGTTAAATGCAACCAGCATGGCCGCTCCAGATGGCAAGGGTGCGTTACTTGGTACAGATTATGAAAAATCTGACAATCAAGAATTAGTTGGTGACAAGCGTGTAATGAGTTTCTTGAAAGATTTAAATGCAACTAAACACGAATTAGAAGAAGTAACTGGCACTAATGATCAGTTATTTGTCAAAGGAAAAGTAAAATGAACTTCCAAGAATTATCACAAAAATTACGCAGAATTGACGAAGGTTCAGTTGTCGAATGCGGTGATATGATGCCAGGCGCTATGATGGCCCCACATGCTCCGATGCCGCAACAAGATACTGTCAGCATGAATGTCAGCATGAACGCTACAGGTAAAGGTGGCATCCGTGATTTAATGAATGTTTTACAAAATATTGAAAGTGCTGTCAATCACAGCGACATGTACACTCCTTTAGACATCGGCGCAGATGAAATTGAACTTGATATCCCTTCAGCTGATAGTATGATGGGCGGTGAAGTTCACATTGAGCCAGAGATGGACGAACCAGAGATGGACGAACCAGAGATGGACGCCGGCGACTCTGAATCTCCTATTGACGGAGACGAATTTGGCGGCGATGATACATTTGATGGTGAAGATGATACATTTGGCGGGGAAGAACCGAGCAAAGGAAAATCTATAAATCCAGGTGTTGCCGCAGTAGTAGGCTATTTGGCCAGTAAAAATAAAAAGGCTGATAAAGAAGAAGTTACAGATGAATCAGGAAATTTTGAAAATAGACCAGATCCATCATATCAAAGCCAGGATTACATGAATAATACACTAGCACAAGGCTCCGATGAACCACAACGTATGCACAAGCACAGTTATCGTAGTGGTGATAATCCAATGTCTATGAAAGAAAGTTTACAAGGCCGTTTGGCAAACTTGTATCAAGAAGTTAAATTCCGCGAAGCCAAAGAAAAAACAATGAGTCGCGCGGCCAAAGGCTATGAAAAGTATGGCAAGAAAGGCATGCAAGCACTTGCTAAAGCAGGCAAAGAAGGTAAAGATTTAGATAAAGTTCGTGACAAGTATAACAAGTACGACGAAGGCTTTGAACAAATGCCGCAAAACACAGCTCCTGCTCCAACAATGCCCACTATGCCAGCACAGAAGCCTGCTAATCCCAACGACTACAGTGTAATTAAAAGCAGTCCTGAGTGGAAACAACTTCAAGCTAACTTAGAAGCGGCAATAAATGCAGGAGATCCAGACTCCCCTGCACTTGCAAAAGCCATGCAGGATATTAAGACATTTACTGCCAAAATGGGCATAAAGAGATAAATTCGTCGCAGTTAGCACTCTGTTTACAGTGCCAAATAGCTCCTTCGGGAGCTATTTTTTTCATTAAATAAACATATGGCAAAATCATTAGACGGCGTCTTAACCAAGAAGGCGCACAAACAAGAACGCTTTACAGAACAGCAAATTTCGGATTTGTTGGCCTGTGCCGACACCGATGCAGGATACCACTATTTTAGTAAAAACTTCTTTCACATACAACATCCTGTACAAGGCAAAGTAAAATTTGAACCTTATGATTATCAAACAAGACTGTTGGATGCTTATCATGACTTTCGATTCAACATCAACATGCTACCGCGTCAAAGCGGAAAGACAACCTGTGCGTCTGCATACTTGTTATGGTACGCCATGTTTCATCCAGATCAGACCATTCTGGTGGCCGCACACAAATACACCGGCGCACAGGAAATTATGCAACGTATCCGTTATGGATACGAATTATGCGCTGACCATATCAGGTGCGGCGTGGTAAGTTACAACAAAGGGAGTATAGACTTTGACAACGGATCAAGAATTGTATCAGCTACTACTACTGGCAATACCGGTCGTGGTATGTCCATATCCTTACTATATTGCGATGAGTTTGCTTTCGTACAACCTAACATTGCTGAAGAGTTTTGGACTTCAATCTCGCCAACACTAGCAACTGGTGGACGTGCGATTATCACGTCGACACCCAACAGTGACGAAGATACGTTTGCCCTCATCTGGAAAGAAAGTAAAGACCTGTTTGACGAGTTCGGGGACGAAAAACTGGACGGCATTGGACGCAACGGGTTTCACGGATTCCGTGCAGAATGGCATGAGCATCCAGATCGAGACGATGCTTGGAAATCAACTGAGATGGGCCGCATCGGCGAAGAACGTTTCCGTCGTGAATATGGTTGCGAATTCTTGGTTTATGACGAAACACTAATCAACAGTTTAAAATTAGCAGAGCTGGTGGGCAGAGATCCTAAAACTAGAATGGGTCAAGTGCGTTGGTACAAAGAACCTGAACCTGGTAACTTGTATGCAGTGGCATTAGATCCCAGTTTGGGAACAGGCGGAGATTTTGGAGCCATACAGGTATTTGAATT